GCTCGTCGTCGGCGGGCCGGTAGGCGTCGCGCGGATCCCGCTGCGGCTCTTTGTGCGCCCGCTCGCCGATGATCATGCGATCGAGCAGCTGCCCGACGAGGCCGAGCGCGTCCACCTGGTCGTCCGTCACCCCCTTGTCGAAGGTGAGCAGCTCGACCATGAGCGGCTTGTGCCAGGTCTCGTACTCCGGGATGTAGAGCGAGCGATTTGCGATGCGGCCGCGGATCGACTGTGCGCGGATCGCCTTGTCGCCGCGCGTGGGGAATTCCTCGATCGCGACGAACGCCTGGCGGGCTTGCATCCGGCTCCGCATGAAGGGGCCGATCGCGGAGTTGATCTGGCCCTTCTCGACCGCCCAGCCCATCGGGCTCCATTTCTTGATCAGCGAGCACATGTGGTCGATCCAGGTGTTGCTGTCGGTCTGCCCGCGCCAGAGGTCGACGACGTACATGCGCCCGTCGGCGTCGAGGCCGACGACGATGTGCACAGTGTAGTCGCCGCCGTTGTTCGTCACCGCGAAGTCGGAGCCGCCGTAAAAGACCATCTCCTTCCGCGGGGGCAGGCTCTCGCGCTTGAACGTCTTCAGCCAGGCGGCGCGGAAATAATCGCCGCTCTCGGCCACCGGCCGCTGCTGGTAGAGCGCTTCCCAGGTCTGCGGATCGAGCTCCTTCTCGCGTTGCTGCAGGAACTTCGGGTAGCCGTAGCCGTCATCGTCCCAGAGATACTGGCCGATCTTCCGCTCGAGCGGATCGTCGGCCTCGGCGCGAGCTCGGAGGTTGATCACCCGGCCCTTGATGATGCCGGCGTCGATCTGCTCGATGATGTGGCCGGCGACGTCGGCCATGTGCCAGCGCGTGTTCATCAGCGCGCGGAAGGCGCCAGGCCTGAGGCGACCGCTGAAGTCGCTCAGATACCACTCCCAGCGGCTTTGGCGCACCGTGGGCGACATCGCGTCCGCCCTCGAGCCGAAGAGGTCATCGGCGAGGCCGAAATCGCAGCGCACGCCCGACACGCCACCGCTCGGGCTGGCGCCGTAGTACTCGCCGCCCTGGACGAGGCCCCAGTTGTCGGCGGCGCCGGATCCTGGTCGGAGATCCACGCCGAGCGCCCGAGCGTGCATGATCACATCGTTGCGGACGCGCTTGCCCCACCTGTTGACGAAGTCGCCGCTGTGGGTGGCCGCGAGGATCAGGTTGCTGGGGTGGCGCGCCAGGTAGGCCTCGGGCGCCAGCACCGAGAAGTAGGTGCTCTTCGCGCTGCCAGGCGGCGCGTGCAGGAGGATGATCTCGTCGTCAGTCTCGCCGCTCAGAAACGGCTCGAGCTGCTCGATGATGTAGCGATGGTGGCGGGCGGGCTTGAACCCTCGATATTCCGCCCAGGCGGCGAGGCTTTGTCGGATGCCATCGCGGGCGGCTTGCCGCTGGTAGAGCGTCTCGGCGGCCGCCTCCACTGATATGGCCATCGGCGTTTAGTGCGTCGTGCCATTGCCAGACTTACGCGGCGGCGGGATCTGCTTCGGCTGGCCCTGGGCGATGATCTGCAGCAGCTCCTCGTCGGTGAGCATGCGCGGATCGTCGCTGTGGGAGTAGACCACCTCTTGCTTCGCCCTCCACTCGCCGGCGCGCCGGTTCATCAGCCAGATCTCGGCGGCGCGGACATCGGGCGGGACATGCTCGACGGTTTTGACGCGCACGACGCGGCCCTCGACGGTCTTGATGACCTCGCTCTCGAACGTGTAGCCGATCGCCCGCTCGTAGAGGGCCCGCACGACGCGATCGTCGGCCTTCTCGCGCCAGGCGTTCATCGCGGCCTTGAGCTCGGGGCGGAGCTGGCGCCACTTCCACATGAGGTTCGGCGAGACGCCGATCAGCCGGCCGATCTCAGCGTCGGTGTCGCCGGCGGCGCAGCGCTGCAGGATGATCGGGAGGAATTCGTCCTTCCACTTGGTCGGCCGGCTCGAGCTCGTCGGCCGGTGCCGCTGCGTCGGCATGGGCCCTGGATCCGACTGGTTCGGCCGGGCGAGCGGGCGCCGATAGTGCTTCGCGTCGGGGAATTTGCGCTCTCGAGCCATGCGCGCGGAGTGTACGGGAAAACGGCCGGGTTGCAAGATTATGCACGTGAGCCTATATTTTGAGGGCGAAGAGGAAAAGGAGAACCGCAATGCACACCCGCAACCTTACCGACGGCTCCGTTGTCATCGAGCTCGATGACATGGAGGACTGGGATCAGTTCAAGCTCGAGAACGCCGCAGAGCTGCTCGCCGAATTCGGCTCGTTCCACGCTGCCTTCCGCGCCGTCGAGACGAACACCTTTCTCATCGGCGGTGGCGCCTCGCCGGCAACTGTCGTGTGCTTTCGCGAGCCTGAGCCTGATCAGGGCATCGATCCTGCCGACGACATCCGTGACAAGATGCGGATCAATTTCGGGGAGCCGTTCTGATGGCCATCAAGAACACTGACGATCTGCCCGACGCCTTTGGTCGCCCTGACCTAAGGCACCGGAGCAACCGCTCGGGCGGCAAGCCGATCCCAGCCGTGGATCGCTTTGCCTCTCTCAGCGCCTTCCTGCAGTCCCACGGGATCCGCTCGCAACCGACGCTCGAGCTGCCCTACCTGGACTGGCTCAAGCTCCACCACCTCCTCGAGAAGGAGATCGACCAGGAGCTTCACGTCGGCGGCAGGATCGATGCCCTTGTCACGCGCGGGCTCTGGTTCCACTGTTGCGGCGTCAAAATCAGGAGCACAGGCTGATGTCCCAGAAGATCGTGAAGAACACCCCGGAAGAGCTGGTCATCGCCAAGGTTGACCACCAGACGGGCCGCGGCGAGCCGAACGGGATCCGGCTCTACTTCCGCCGGCAACCGCACCCGACCGACAATCCGACGCTCGAGCTCGTCGATCCCCGCGGCAAGACCGTGATGATCGACAAGAACACCGAGGCCGAATACTATTTCACCGGCTCCAAGCCGGGCGGCGTGGACACCAACGGGATCCTCGGCGGCACCATCGCGGTACTCGGCGAATGGCTGATCCGCAACACGCCCACGGGGGACATCCTGCGGGACCCAGTGCGGCGCGCGAAGCTGTTTGCCGACATGGGCATCAGCGAATGACGCTCCCGCACCCGTCCGACGTCATCCTCTCAGGCCGCATACGGGTCAGGAGCAGCACGGTCGGCACGACCATGCTCAAGCAGTTCCTCGAGCTACCCGCGGACGCCCGCATCGAGTTTCTCTTCTGGTCGCTACAGGACATGGCCGCGCACAACCAGCGCCTGGTCACCCAGGTCAACCAGCTCATCAAGATGCTGGATCAGGCGAAGGCGCAGGGGTAGGCAGCGCGAACCATCGACCATCGGCGAGGTCGGCGAAGTAGTTGTGCTTCTTGCCCTCGTCGGTGTCGATCCAGCGCTTTTTCCACCGCGGCCGGCTCGAGGCCTCCACCACACAGATTGTCGAGAAATCAGCGCTCACCGTGATGTAGGCGTGCGTCTTGTCGCCGAGCTCGTCGACGCCTGTCACCGTGTCGACCAGGATGTCGTGGAACGGCCAGCCGCCCTTCACCGTGGGATCGCCGACAAACGTGTAGCTGATGCCCTTCACCGAATAGGTGCGCTCCTCGCCGTTATGGAGCGTCCGCAGATCCCCGTCGTCACTGTAGAGGTGCGCCTGGGCTCGCGTCGGAGCTCGGTGGATCGGCGGCAAGGTGACGTAACGCCCCTGCAGGCGAAACATGCGCGCGACGAGAAAGACCGGGTAGTCGCTGCCGTCAAGCTTGAGGAGAAACCGCTGGTGGACTGGATCCGGTTCCGTCATCGTTGACCTCCTGCGCCTCGAGCCAGGCCTCGAGGGCGGCCTGCAGCGTTGGATACTCGACATCGCCGCGCTTGTAGGTCGTCGACCAGGCAGCGGCGCGATCGGGCTTGGTGGCGGTCTCGACGACGTCGGTCTTGATCAGATCCTTCGGCGGTTTGCCGCTCCGCCCGCCCGTGCCGCCCCGCCCGCCCTCGCCGTAGTGATACTCGAACCCCTGGATCTTCATCCCGTTCGCGCCGTCTGCGAAGAGGACTGCTTTCCGCCAGAAGCGATTGAGCGGGAACGTCACAGCCACGCCCGCGCGACCTGGTAGACGGCATACCAGAAGCCGGCGATTGACGCCGCGAGAATGGCACCGACGATCACGCCCTGGAGCGTGGCGCGGGTGTACGAGTGATCTGGCGCGATGTAGCGCGAGCGGCTTGGCGTGCAGATCGCCTCCCGGAACGATAGATGGCGGTACTCGTCGAGCTGAGCAGAGAGCTCGCGCACCGGCACGCCCCGATAACGAGGCAACCGCATCAGCTCGGCCACGCTCACATCGGCGTCGTGAAGCCGCTCGTTGTACCAGGCATTGAGCTCCTCAGCGGCCCAGGAGGTGAGGAGGCGATCGGCGGTCGACATGTCACGCAGCTGCTCGAACAGCTCTGGGTTTGGCCTCAGGTTCTCGAGGGCATCGGCGATCCCTTCCGCGATGAGAGGAGCTGCAGGCCGGGACTGGGCACAGGCCCCATCGGACGGCGAGGTGCTGTCGCCTGGCGAGCTCGGCACGGCATCGTCCAACGGCACCCGGCCTGCAGTTTCGGGATACTCGGCGTTCTTCATGGGATCAACCCTTCTTGTGGTTGGTGGCTGGAGAACGTGGGGATAACGGCTTGCGCGTCTCGACCACCTTCGCCTTGGCGGCGGCGATCTCTGCCTCCTCCTCGGGCGTCGGTGGCTGCAATTCGCGCTGCCCCGGCTCAAGGGGTGGCTCGACGGGCTCCGACGCGCTGGCGGCCTGTTTCCGCTCGGCGGCGAGCCGGTCGAGGTAAGCGATCACATCGCGATCGACCGGGCC